CGAGGACGACAGCCAGACGAACGCCCTCGTCGAGGCGACCCGCGACCTCACCGTCCTCGAGTACGTTGGGACCCGCGTCACCAACAGCCAGGCGCTCGCCTGGCCTCGCGACTGGGCGATCAACCCCGACAAGCCGAGCGTCGAGTATGTGGGGAACATCGAGCTCATGTATTACGGCGCGACCGAGATCCCCCAGCGGATCAAGGACGCGACGTGTGAGCTCGCGCTCCAGTACCTCCTCGCCGGCTCGAACGACCTCGCGAGCGCCGACAGCAACCAGGGCGTGATCGAGAAGACGGTCGACGTCCTCACGACCACCTGGGCCAGCCCCCAGGCCAGGCCGACCGGCCTGGGCCGGTTCCCTCGCGTCCAGGCGCTCCTCTATCCGCTCCTCTTGAACGCCGGCGCCGGCATCAGCCTGGTCCGGATGTGAGCAGCTACGCGAGCGACCACGCCGGCGCCTACGCCGACCTCGCGGCCGCCGGGGCGACCGTCACCTTCTCGCGCTCGAGCCTGGGCCAGGAAGGGATCGACGGCACCTTCACGGGCGCCTCGAGCTCGACGATCGAGGCCGTCGCCATCGGAAAGGCCGGCAACCCGACGACCTACCGGGAGCTCGGGCTCACGCTCGCCCAGGGCGTGACCCTCCTGGTCGCGCCGGCCGACGGGACGCTCGGCGCCTACACCTCGGCGTTCGTCCTCCCTGGCGACCGCTTCACCTGGAACGGGAAGACCTTCACGGTCCGCGAGGTCGGGCCGGTCGTCGCCCCGAACGGGACCGTGATCGTCGCAACCGTCATCGGGAGCAACTAGATGGCCCTCTCGCCCGAGTTCAAGACGTTCGGCCCGAAGGCGCTCGGCCGCGTCCGCGACGTCTTTATCATCTGCCAGGAGGAGGTCGAGCGCTCGATCCGCGAAGGGAGCAGCCTCACGGGCGCCCCTGGCCAGCCGGACGACACCGGCGCGCTCCGGAAGAGCTGGAACGGCTACGACCTGGCCGGCGACGTCTGGGAGTTCTCTACCTCGAGCAATTACGCCCTCTACATCGAGGAGGGCGGGAACAGCCGCGGCCCGTTCATCGCGCCGCCTGGCGGCAAGCGCGTCCGCCGCGGGATCCTCCGCTCGAGACAGGTCGGCGGCTTCCATAGCGTGAAGCTCACCCGCGCCGCCTGGCAGCAGATCGTCCGCTTCGCCTCGAAGAAGACGGGCGCCTCGTGAGCCGGCTCGAGCTGATCGACACCGCCTTCCGGACCCGCGCCGCGACCCTCGAGGTCGCGACCACGGGCTCGACGACGCTGGCCGCGACCGCGGCCGGCTATACCCGCACGACCGGGAGCTTCCTGGTCGACGGGTTCCGGCCTGGCCAGGAGGTCACGCCGACCGGCTTCTCGAGCAACACGACGCCGGCGCTGATTACGGCCGTCACCGCGACCCTCCTCACGATCGACGGCGGGCGGACGGCCCAGGCGAGCGCGAGCGGCCGGACGCTCACGGTCGGGCTCCCGGCCTTCCGGGTCTACGAGAACGGCCCCGACTTCGAGCCGGTCACCGGCCGGCACTACGTCACGTTCGAGCTCCTCGAGCAGCCCGCGCAGCTCCTTTCGTTCCCCGCGTCGCTCGGGACCAGGGAGGAGCTCGGGCTATACGTCTTCACCTGGTACGGCATCTCGGGCACCGGCGCCGGCGGCCTCCGCCGATGCGTTGACGCCCTGGCGGCCCTCTTTACGGTCGGCACGACCCTGGCGCTCGCCGACGGCTCGAGCGTCGCCGTCCGCGGGCTCGATGGTCCGTTCGTCGGCCAGCTCCAGCAACGCCCGGCCGGCTTCGCGCTCCTCTCGCTTTCTATCCCGTGGCGCCGCTACGCCATCAACGCCATCACGGCGTAACCTCCAGCCAGGAACCCAGCCCATGCCCTTACAATCCGCGAAGAACGTCGTCGTCAACTTCAAGCTCGAGAGCTCCTTCAACACCGCGCCAGGCGCCAGCGGCGCGACCCAGCTTCGCTATGTGCCCTCGGCCGGCCTCAACCTCCAGGCCGCGACGATTCGGTCCGGCGAAGCTCGCGCCGATGCGCTGCAAACGATGGGCCGGAACGGCTCGCTCCAGGTCACCGGATCCTACGGCGCCGAGGCCTCGGTCGGCTCCCACGACACGATCCTCGAGGCCCTCATGAGGTCGACCTGGGTCGCGGCCGTCTCGATCACCCAGGCGACTGCCGGCCTCACGTCGATCACGACCACGACCTCGACAATCGTCGCGTCGGCCGGCTCCTGGATCACGGCCGGCGTCCGCGTCGGCGACGTCGTCACGCTCACTCAACACGCGACGGCCGCGAACAACAACCTCCGGCTCCGCGTGAAGGCCGTCACGGCCTCGACGATCACGGTCCAGGGGACGCCGCTCACGGCCGACGCCGTCGCCGATACGACCTTCACGCTCACGATCGGGAAGAAGCTCAAGAACGGCTCGAGCCCGACGAAGCGCACGTTCTACATCGAGCAGAACAACACCGACATCGACGCGAGCCAGGTCTTCGGCGGCTGTCGCTTTGTCGGATTCACGCTCACCGGCTCGCCCGACGGCGTCGCCGCGCTCGAGTTCCAGGTCCTCGGCGCGTCGATGGCGACGCTCACCGGTGCCTCCGCGCCGTACTACACGAGCCCGACGACGATCAACGCGACGCCGCTGGTGTTCGCCGACGCCTTCATCAACGTCGGCGGGACCGACATCGCGATCGCGACCGCCTTCGAGCTGAGCTACACCATCAACGCCGCGACCCAGCCGGTCATCGGCTCCCAGGTCTCCCCGGACGTCTTCGACAATGACGTCTCGATGACGGGATCCTTCTCGCTCATCCGCGAGGACTTCGACTTCCTCACTTCGTTCGTCGCCGAGACCGAGTTCGAGCTGCATATCCTCCTGCGCGAGCCGGAGGCGGCGCCCCAGGATTACATCTCCTTTTTCGTCCCGCGCATCAAGTTCACCGGCATCGACGCCCAGCTGGGCGGCGACGGCGCCATGATCGAGAGCGCGCCGTTCCAGACGGGCGCGAAGGAAGCGACCGGCGGCTACGACGCGACCCTCCTCACCATCTGCACCTCGGCGGCCTAATGCCCTACCCGATGAAGAAGCCGACCAAGAAGACGACGAAAAAGAAGTAGATTGAGGAGCGCGCCGGCACGAGCGCGCCGCACGACCCGCACGATCCGTTACTCCCGTCTCCTGGTGCCGGCGCGCAAGCGTCGGACGTGCCACCAGGAGGCGAGGAGTTTCCCCTCTCTGTGGAGCACGTCCACCGTATGAAGCTCTCCGACCTGAAAGAGATCGTCGCGAACGACGAGACCGGCTTCACCTTTCCCCTCCTGGACCCAAACGGCGAGCCCTACGGCGCCGAGGGCGCCCCGATCACCTTCACGGTCCTCGGGACCCAGAGCAAAGCGCGCCGGAAGGCCGAGGACGCCGAGGCCCGCCGGCTTCTCCGCGCCGGCCGCTCTCAGCTCGAGCCCGACGACATTCGGGTCCGCCGGATCAACCTGGCGGCCTCGTGCGTGATCGCGTTTGCCGGCTGGGAGGACGAGACGGGCGCGCCCCTGGCCTTCTCGAGCCACAACGTTCGGGAGCTCCTGGGCGCCGACGAGCGCATCCTCGGCCAGGTTGAGACCGCGATCGAGCGGCACTCGAGTTTTTTGTCCAAGCCCGCCGCGACTTCCTCGAGCATCTAGAACATGAGGCGGAGCTCGAGGTCCGGGACAAGCACGGGATCGCGCTCCGCGTCCATCTCGAGAAGGCCGCGGAAAAAGGTCGCCCTGGGGCGATCGCCAGGCTCGCCGGACCGGAATGTCCGGCGGCCCTGGTGTACCTCAAGCGGCTCCTGTACCAACTCCACGGGAAGGCCGGCTACGGTATGAGCGGCCGGCTCCCCTTATCTTACGGCATTATCCGCGACTTCATCCAGCTCACGGGCACGACGCTCGAGCCCTGGGAGGTCGAGACGCTTCTCGAGGGCGACCAGATCATCCTCGTCGCCAGTATCACCCACAAGGGAGGCTAGTCGAGATGGCAGACGTCGCGGTCCTCGGGATCAAGGTCAACGCCGCCGGCGCGATTACGGCGACCAAGCAGCTCGGCGGCGCCCTCGATGAAACGGCAAAGAAGGCCGAGAAGGCCGACAAGAGCCTCGGCGGCCTGGATAAGGCGGCGAGCCAGCTCAAGAAGGCGTTCGCCGGCGCCGCCCTCCTGGCGACCGCAAAGCAGGTCGCAGACCTGGCCGACACCTACTCCGGGCTCACCTCGCGGCTCCGCCTGGTGACCGACGGGAGCGTCCAGCTCGAGCGCGTCCAGAAGGCGCTCTTCGAGAGCTCTCAGCGGACCCGGACGTCCTTCGAGACGACGGCCGAGCTCTACCAGCGGATCGCCGGCAACTCTCGCGCCCTGGGGCTCTCCGAGGAGAAGCTCCTCCAGGTGACCGAGAGCATCGGGAAGGCGCTCGTCGTCTCCGGCACCTCCGCTCAGGGCGCCCAGGCGGCGCTCGTCCAGCTCGGGCAAGGCTTCGCCTCCGGGACGCTCCGCGGCGAGGAGCTCAACTCGATCCTCGAGCAAGCGCCAGGGCTCGCGGAGGCCATCGCGGCCGGCCTGGGCAAGACCGTCGGCGAGCTCCGTTCTCTGGGCCAGGAAGGGAAGCTCACGGCGAAGGCCGTGACCGACTCGATCCTCTCCCAGGAGAAGGCGATCAACGAAAAGTTCGGGAAGATCCCGCTCACGATCGGCGGCGCGATCACCCAGGTCAAGAACAGCCTCCTCCAGTTCGTCGGGACCGCCGACGGCGCGACCGGCGCGAGCACGGCGCTGGCCGAGCAGATCTCGAGCCTCGCCCAGAAGATCCCCGACCTGGCCGCCGGGTTCCTCCGCGTCATCCAGGCCGGCAACGTTGTGCTCCAGCTCTTCAAGGCCGTCGGCGAGACGATCGGCACGTTCGCCGCCCAGGTGAGCCTCGCCGGCGAAGGGATCAAGAAGTTCTACTCGGGCGACCTGGCCGGCGCGAAGGCGGCGCTCACCGCGGCCGACGCCGCCTCGGCCGAGTACGGGACGACCATCGACAACGTCACGGCCAGCGTCCAGGCCCTCTCGACGTCGCTCCTCGAGCGGAATAAGGTGATCGTCCCGCCGACCGGGAAAGGCCAGGGCGCGATCGCGGCCCCGCCTCCGACGAAGGAGTACCTCGAGGCCTCCCAGGCGATCGCGTCCGCGCTCGAGGAACAGCGGGCGCTGAACGCCGCGTTCGCCGAGGGCGAGGAGGCCGCGGCCGAGATCTCCGCGGCCTACAAGCTCAAGAACGACCTCACGAAGATCGCGGCCACCTTCACCGGCCAGGAGGCCGCCGGCATGAAGGCGCTCGCGGTCGCCCTCGCCGAGGCCGAGAAGGAACAGCGAAAGCTGCTCAACGCCAAGGAGGCCCAGAAGAAGGTCGACGAAAACAAAAAGGACAACGCGGAGAAGCTGAAGAAGGAGAAGGAGGCGATCGAGGACATCCTGGCGGCGAGCAGGAAGCGCGAGGAAACACGCCAGAAGGGAATCGCCAACGCGAACCAGGAGATCGCCCAGATCCAGATCCAGATCGATCTCCAGGGCAAGAGCGCCGAGGAAGCACAAAAGCTCACGAACGCGTACCTCCTCCAGGCGAAGGCCGCGGAGCTGGTCGGCAACGGCGTCGACGCGATCACCGCGGCCCAGCTGGCGGCCAAGTTTGTTGAGAAAACGAACCAGCTCGAGGACGTCACGAGCGCGACGGTCGACTGGGGCGACGCCCTAGGCTCGGTCAATTCCGCGCTCGAGCTCCTCAACACGGCGCTCAAGGGCTCGAGCGCCGAGGCCGTCCGGAATATCTCGACGATCTCCGGCGCGATCCAGCTCCTCATCAAGGCCCAGGCCCAGGCGAAGCAGTTCAAGGGGACGGCCAGCGGCGCCGATAAGGCGGCGGCCGGTCTGGGCGCCGCCGGCGCCGGCTTTTCCGCCGGCGCCGCGGTCGGATCCGGCACGACCAACAAGACCGCCGGCGCCGTCGGCGGCGCCCTGGCCGGCGCCGCGACCGGTGCGCTGATCGGCGCCTCGCTCGGGCCGGCCGGCGCCCTGGCCGGCGCCGCCATCGGCGCTCTCACCGGTGCGATCGGCGGATTCCTCACGGCGAGCAAGAACGCGACCCAAGAGGCGATCAAGCTCGCGGCCGCTCAAAAGAATCTCAAGGAAGGGCTCGCCGGCATCCGCGCCAGCCTCTCGAACGACCAGCTCGGCGGCGCGATCGCCCAGGTGAGGACCCAGTTCGAGCAGCTCCGAACCCAGGCCGAGGAGGCCTTCTCCGGCAAGAAGAACGAAGCCGGCCGCGGCCAGGCGCTCGCCGAGATCAACCGCCTCGAGGCGCTCCGGATCCAGCAGCTCAAGGACGAGTACGAGGCGCTCCAGCGGGCGCTCGTGACCGACGCCGAGGTCCGGACGCTCCGCGCCCAGGGCAACCAGGAAGCGGCCGACGCCCTGGCGCAACGGGCGAAGGACGAGAAGGAGATCGCGGACCTCATCAAAAGCGGCGCGTCGGACCGCGCCGTCGTCGCCACCCAGGCGGCCCAGCTGGCCGAGGCGGAGGCGCGCCTGGCCGATGCGCGAGAGCGCCAGCGGCGCTCGATCGCCGACCTTACGATCGGCGCCCAGGCCTTCTCGGATCCTCGAGGCGCCTCCGACGCCGCCTTCGCCGAGGCCCAGGCGAACCGCTACTTCGACGCCATCAAGGCCGGCGCCAGTGAAGCCGAGCTCGCCGCCCTCCGCTTTTTTCAGGCCGCGGAGAGCGCGAACCGCGAGGCCCAGAAGCTCGAGAACGACCGGCGCACGGGCGAAGGCCTTCTCGGCCGCGCCGCCGGCGCCGCCGGCAACACCCGCGCCGCCGAAGACATCAACCGCGCCGCAA